AGTGAACGCCACGTCACCTAAGTCATGGTATCCAACTGCTGGAGTGATTGTATTGTTAATTACTGTTGTTGCTGCACTTGTGTTGTCCCAGAACTTAATAGTTCCTGCTGTTGTACTGTTGACGTACATTCCCACAAGTCTTCCTGCTCCTGTTTTAACTAGAGCACTTGCTGTTACGTTTGTGTATTTGTTTGCCATGTTATTCTGCTTCGTTAAACGGTGATTCTACTGAACCGTCTTCTTTACTTTTAATGTTTGTTAGTTCGTTGTACCCAGTCTCTAGGGCGTTTACTCCTTCCCATAAGCCTCGGATGTGTTGTCCCATGATTTCGTCAGTCATAGGGTTCTCTGTTGCGTGTTGGGCTAGTGCGAACGCTCTGTTCTTGAGTGGGTTGTGTGGTTCTCCTGTCTTCATTACACCTTGGTCATAGATATGTTGTAGGAGTACTTTCTTTACTGCCTCAAACATTTCTTTGTCTGCACAAAATGTTTCGATTTTAACGACTTCGATGTCTGATAGATAGTCTTGCATATTATTGTGTTACTACTGGTGTTTCTGGTAATGGTTGCGTTGGAGTTTGCTGGGCTTTCTTTGCCATGTCAGCTTGAGCTACTGGTGATTCCTCTGGTGTTATAACCTGTGAGAAGTCGATAGCACTCAATCCACTGTTCTCTAGCAATTCGTTGAAAGCCTTTCCAATGCCAGGGATTTGCTGGAACGCTTGAGGGTTTGCCATAATCTCACGAATGATGTTAGTGATTTTATCAGCGTTCTCAGCCATTCTCTTTTGCTTGCCCTTGATATTGATAAGTACATCAAGTGGTAGGTTATCAAGTTCTCCTTTAAGAATCTCCATAAACCTACGTGTCCCTCCCTTCATGAACTCTTCTTTCTTAATCTTGATAAGTTCCTCACGTACTTCTGGTGTAGGAGTCTTATCATTAAGAATCATGTCCATGATTTCTCGGTTGGCTTGATTGTTTGCTACTTTCTCTGAGATTTCTAACATCTCATCCATTGAGAGTTCCTCAGAGAATGTCTTGCCTCCGTTCATCTCACGAACTAGGTATCCAAGAATCCAGTCTCGGTAGAGAACGTCAGCAAAGAACGTAGCAATCTTACCTTGTCTGTAGTCATGGATGCCTTGTCCTTCTTGTACGATAAGGTTTTGTAGAGCAAATGGAGTACCTGATGTTGGATTTACTCCTAGTGAACCCTCTGATGCAGAGCCAAGCATACGAGCTTGGTTTTCTTGATACTGCTGTTGGTTAGTGAGTGCTGGTAGGTTTTGTAGTGTCCCATCAAGTCGAGTAGTGCTTGAGCCTTTCTCTTGGTGTAGGAGTGTGTTGTTCTTGAGGTCTGATAGCTTCTGGTTTCGTAGTTCTTCACTGTCAGTAACGAGTACGTTGATAGCTGAATCAAGTAGCTCTTTAATCTTGATACCTGCATAGTTGTTCCATACTTGCGGTTCAAACAAACGCTCAACTACTGAACGACCACATGCTCGTCCTTTAGAACGTACAGCGTCTACCTTTAAGAATTTAAAGTTATCAGTTAGTGGTTTATCTTTCCCTTTGTATAGAGTAATGCCTTGCTTGTTGCCGTCACTATCTGTGTAGTAACAAACGATGTGCATTTGTGGCACATGCTTCTTCATGTCTCCATCATCTACTAACCATGATTCTGGTAGTGTTCCTCGTAGTTCAAAACACTCAATGTTCTTGCTAGGAACTTTAGCTGTCTGGTCATTAGCTAGTGGTACTTTCTGCTCTTCTGTAGCAAGTGCAATAGCTTTGTCGATTGCTTCGTCATCCCACTTACCTTTATATTCAAGGAGTTGCGCTATTGAGTAGTCATGTTGGATACATAGCGGCCCTTTACTTGCGTCTACTTGGTTACAGAAAGCGAGTGCCTTGAGGTCAACCACTTCTGGTCGTACGTTGTTGACGTTCTTTACAATAACGAGGTCATAGATAATTGATGTCTCAACTACTTCGTCAATGAATGTGTCTAACTCATTTCGTCTAGCCCACTTTGGGTGATACTTCTTAACTAAGAATGACTTGTAGAAGTTATCTGAATCGTCTACAAACGGTACAATGTCTTTAACGTCAAAGCCCTCACTACGAAACGCCACATCAATAATAGGTGTGACAATATCGTTGTATGGTCGTAGTCCGTCATTAACACCTTTGTTGAACCAAGCATTGGCTACGTTAGTACAACGCTCAATATGGTCATACATGTTCCAAGACTTTGAGTTAGTCAAAGGGATTTGTGCGGTTCTCCAGTTGTTTTTCTCTGCTGTGATATAAGCAAAGACATCTTGATGTTCAGTCATAGGTTCTAATTAAGAAGTAAGTTGTTACAAAAAATATGTCGAATGTCAGCGTCATTGAATACCTTTCGTGCCTCATTCAAACTCCACCGTCTTTCAGATGTATCGCTTCCTTTCTGTGCTGTTATGTAAACCTCTGTGTGTAGCTGGTCTGGTTTCAAGGAAAGCACACCTTCCTCTAGGTCATTGTTGGTAGTTTTATATTCCTCTCCATTAAACTTCATCCAAAGGGAATACTTCTGAGCCTTCTTGGTTGCTTTCTTTGTTGACATAGTTTGCATTATTATAACATTATTCTGCTGGGTTAGTCTCAACGCCATCATCTTCTCGTAGCTCTGTTCTGAACGCTATTGGTAGTGAAGCCAACTCAAAGAACATACGCATCATTAAGATGTCAGCAAAGTCTGGCGAACGTCCAAGCTGTTCTTTAATCTCACTTTTAGGAATGATAGATAACTTAGTATCAATAGAGTTGTCTGTTGATTTGATTGCGTCTAGTTCTTCTGCTATGTCTGATAATGCTTTCTCAACTGTGTAGCCCTCAATGTTTGTCTCGAAGCGTGTAATCTTGATAGCCATGTTTCTGTTGTTGACCATTTCTCCTAGCTTGAAGTAACACTGACTTCTAAAGTTACGATAGTTAGCTGGTACTTGTCTGTTCTTCACAAAGTCCCAGATAGGTAGTGGTGTGGCGTTCCCTGTGAAACCTTTAATACCTCTCATGCCGTCTACAACTCCACCACCAATGCCATCTTCATCAACTAAGATGTTCTGGTATCCCACTTCATGCTCAATAGCTGTAGCCTTTAGCTTTGTGATAGTCTCATCAATTCCTTGATAGGTGTAAACATACAGGCCGTAGAGTGTCAGTCCTTCGTATAATCCAAACACTATCTTGTCTCCACCAAACCTAGCGATGTCAGCTACAAGTGTCTTGGTCTTCTTCTGGTGCAAGAGCGTGTTCGTAGTCATGTCTGTGATAGCTTCATAGAACATTACCTTCTGTGGGTCATCATCAAAGTCAAAGTTACCTTTAAGCAGTCGCTCTCTTGTAATCTTGTCTGAGCGTTCGAGGTTAGTTATGTATGCTTCTGGTAAGTGTGGATTGTCTCCTGGTAGGGCACGAATAAAAGCCCGATACTCTGGGAGTGTCCCTTCCTTCCAAGGTTTGTAGTAGTCACGGTGAACGTGGCCTTTGTTTGGGTTGAAAGTCTCTAGCCAAAACGGTTTAATCTTTACACCATCCAAGTTATTCTTTCTACCAACTCTAGTCTTTAAGATAGACTTAGCTTTCTCTGGTGTCTCGTTACTCTCATCAATCCAAGCCCAAGTAATTTCGAGTGAACCGAAGCGAGTATACTCTGGGTCTTGTGGTGAGTATGCAGTATCTAAAAAGTATATCTGTGAACCATTAGGGAAGTGGAGTACTGACTGTTGCGCATCGTATCTGTAGTCGGTTTCTGCATAGCCTAACTCCTTTAGTATTTCAAATAGTGAAGCGATAGTTGTTAGTCGTAGCGTCTTTAGCTCCTTACGACCAATCGCACCTCTCGAGCCAGAATACATCTCAGCAATAGTAATAGCCAAGTAACAGCCTAGTCGTGTCTTACCACCACCAGCTGCACCGCCATAACCAAGCTCTGTTACCTCATCTGATTCCCAAACATTCCAGGCTTCGGTTTGCTTAGGTAGTAGGTTTATCGTTGCTGTCGCCATTTTTTATAATCTGAATTAGTTTAAGTGAGTCCATAGTCTCGTCACCTGCAATCTTCATAGTAGCCTTACCGAACAACTGCTCCCATAAGAATTTAATCATATCCTTATCTGGTTTTGTACTGCCGTCACCAAAAGCTAACAACTTCGCTTCGAGTATTAGTTGGTCACGCTCGTCACCATTAAAGAAGTCAGTGACACGTAGTTTGTTAGAAGAGCCAGGCTTTCTACCTGCACCAGGCCTAGCACCTCCGTTCTGATTTTTTTTCATTTCTGCCATAGTCTTTTATTGTGTCAACATTATACCACGTTATTTCACCTTTGTGACTTACACCACCTCATTACAGTCACCACAATACACTTTCCCTTGCCAATATGATTGCTGGCCGTGGGTTATGTCTGTGTTGCATTTGTTACATCTTATAACGTAG